CAGCGCGCGACGTGTAGAACATCCAGCAGCCGCTCTCGCCGACCAGCGGATCGAACACGAACACGCCGGCCGAGTCGTCCTGCGGGCCCGAGTAGTCCCACGGCACGGTGACCCACAGCTTGCGTCGCAGCCACCCGACCCAGACCAGATCCGGGCGGGTGATCTGGCCGATGGACCGGCGCAGCTGCGGCGCGATCTCCCGGGGCGACTCGCCGGTGTAGGCGTACACCGACCCCATGTCCGAGGCCGAGTAGAAGAACACCGCCTCCTCGCTGCGGGTCACCGCCTGCGGGCCCGGCGCACCGATCGTCGTCGACTTCTTGATCACCTGCCACGACTCAGCGTCGTAGCCGTATATCGCCCAGATGCCGTCCGGCTTGAAGACCAGCAGGTGATCCTGGAAGCTCATCAGCGCGGTGATGTGGGAACCCTCGGAGCCGATGTCGATGTAGTCAGCCTGGGCCCAGTCCATCGGCGAGGTCGGGTGCGACCAGCGGATGCGGTTGGGCTTGTCGACGCCGTCCTCGGTGATGTGGGCGACGAACAGGTAGCCGGCGTGCGCCTCAGTGAGCTCGGCGCGCGGCATGTGGCCACCGACCGGGTTGGTGTAGTCGTCGTTCCAGTTACCGGCCCCGCTCGCCGCCAGCGGCGAGGGTGCCGACGTGCCGACGCGACGATGGGGGTCACTGCTGCGACCGCAGGCGATGTAGCAGGTGTCGCCGATCGAGGCGAAGTCGGCGAGGTGGGTACGCGCCGTGCACACCACCCCGAGATCAGTGATCGCGTTGGTCCCGGTCGAGCCGTAGATCTTGCCGTTGGCGGCGAGCATGACATTGTCGGTGCCGTCAGACAGGCTCTGCATGAAGCCGCGACGCGGGTCCCATGTTGCCGGGTCGGGCCAGATGTCGGCGTTGTTCCAGCGCTCCCAGCCGCGGCGCGAGTAGATCCCACCGAGGCGGTCGACGGCGACGTTGAGCGACTCGGGCGTCTCGTTCTCGCCGAGCTGGAACGGTGAGGCGCGGGTGTTCAGGCCCCCGGTGAAGTCGACCAGGTTGATGGGCTCGAGACGGTTGGGCATCAGGGCGCCACCGGTGGGCCCCACTGCATCGTCGCCGCGCCGGTGCCACCGAGGGGCAGGCCCCCGGCGTAGATCATCGGGCGGTGGTGGCGCGGGTTGCAGATGGCGTTGCGCGCCGCGGCGAACCCGGCGGTGAAGCGCTTCATGTACACGTCCTCGAGGATCTCGTCCTCCTGCTGGGCGTAGGCGAGGGCGATGGCGTAGTGGGCGAGCAGGATGTGCAGCCGCGGATCTGCGTCGACCTCGGCACCAGCGCCGGCGAGCATCCAGTCCTTGGCGTAGCGGTAGCCACGCAGGCGCACCGAGCGGTCGGTGCCGGGGTCCGGCCACAGCCGCAGCACCCCACCCCAGATCGTGTAGTACACCGGCATCGTCGTGGTGGCGATCTGAGCGAAGTTGTCCTCGGCCTGCTCGTTGGCCACCTGCACCAGGCGCATCCCGTTGGTGGCGTCGATCACGCTGAACAGCCCCGAGGGATCGCAGTCAGCCGGCAGGGCGATGTCGGTCTCGCCAGCGATCTTGGCGGCGTCCCAGCGAGCCTCGAAGAAGGGCCAGCGGTTCTCCATCGCGATCATCCGCGTGTACGCCTCGTTGAGGTACGAGTCGAGCATCGGGTTGGGCAGCTCCTCGTCGTCCATGTCGAGCTGCATGCGGATGTAGTCGCGCAGCGACTGCAGATTCACTCGTCACCGATCCGATCGAGGCGACCCTGGCCAGGCGAATGGAAGATGCACAGGTCGGTGCCGCGCACGGCGCGCGCCTTGCACGTGTCGCCCTTGGCCTTGCAGAACCCGAGGCGCTTCATCGCCTGGCTCAGTGGCGGCACGTAGGGCGCGGTCGAGAAGCCCGCCGCCGAGCCGAACGCAGCGTTCTCGATCGTCGATCCAGCCGGTGCGCCGACGAGGGCGTTGGCCGTGATCATCTCCGCGTTGGGGTTCTGCGTCACGCCGTACCGAGAGACATCACCAGGCTGCATCGAGTTCTCCTTGCTGGGTGGCGGGCGCTCTGTGATCGCCCGCCCCCCACGTTGTCACGGCGAGGCAGCGATGCCGGTGAGCTTGAAGTGCCGACGGCGCTGACGCGTGGTCAGGTTGCCGTACGCCGTGATGAAGGAGTACCTGGCGTCGACGGCCGAGGCGAGCCCCGACGTCGCGTGAGCCGAGGCGATCGACTCGCTGAGACCCTTGGAGAACGGCGTCTGGGCGAAGAACCGCGAGCTGTGGAAGACCAGCCCGATGTACTTCGAGTTGATGCCGTACATCACGCCGGCCGGGCAATCGAAGTCCCAGTAGACGGGGGTCTGCTTGAACAGCAGGTTCATGAAGCCGAGGTTGGCCGACTTGGTGTCGGTGTAGCGGACCTGCGGGGTGAGCGTCGACTCGTAGAACTCGTAGACGCCCTGGCCGGTGAAGATCGCATCGACGCGATCAGAGCCCGAGTCGCTCGACGAGTGGTACGCCGCGCTCATCGCCTTCTCGAGGCCGGTCGCATCGACCGCGCCGACCGCAGCCTCGATCGCCTTCCACCAACCGTTACCGGACACGGCCGGGTCGATGCCGCCGATGGCGCCGGTGCCGTCGATGATCGCATCGAGCGAGCCGAAGTCCTTGGTCGGGTCGGGTGCCGACTGCGTGCCGTAGAGCTGGCGGGAGAGACGGTTCTTGAGCGTCTCCTCGGCCTGCATCACCTTCGCCTCGAGCAACGAGAGCACCTGCTCCTTGCCGTTGTTCGTGGCCTCCTCGAGGCCGCTGATGGCGATGGTGGCGTAGAGCTGGCGCCACGGGAACTGAGCCGCCGAGATGCCTTCCTGGGGCGTGACGGTGAGCTGCTGCCACTCGGAGTACGAGCCGGCCTCGCCCTCGGCGTAGATCAGCGGCTCGACGATGGACACGCCACCGTTGATCTTGCGGACGCGCCCCTTGCTCATCATGTAGTTCAGCAGCGGTCGCCCGTTGAAGATGTTGTCCGTCAACGTGCGGTGGTAGTTGTGCATCGTCGTCGTCAACATGGCGTCCCAGTCGACGGGGAGATGGGTCGGATTGCCTGCCACGGTGGTCCCTTCGGGGGAGTGTGGCCTACCTCGCCCCGAGCTCTCGCTCTGCAGCTTCGTAGGCCTGTGCGATGGTCATGGGACCAGCGTTGGCCGGGGCTGGTGAGGTGCCGGCGCGTGACGCCGATCCACCGTTTCCGATGAGCTGGGCAGCGTTGGCTCCCGCCTGCTGACGCTGCTGGTTCGCAGCGGCCTGGCGGGCAGCGTTCTGCTGCTGGGCGGTTGTCGCCCGGTCGAAGGCAATGTTCTTCCAGATCAGGTCGAAGCTCTCCGGGCCCATGCCCCGTTGGAGTGCTGTCGACACGACCTCTCGAACGTCGTTCTCGCTCAGCTGATACCTCTGCTGGACGTTGCCGACCGCGGTCCGCAGCTGCTCGTTCGCCTGACGCTGCTCCCACTGCTGCGACAGGGTCTGATTCTGTCGCTCGATCTGGGCGAGCCTGCGCTCGACCGGATCGACATAGGGGTTGTCGTCGAGATCGTCGTAGCCCCCCGGTGCCGCCACCGGGGCCTGCTGCTGACCGAACTCCACTCCGTACTGCTGGGCCAGGAGACGAAGGGTCTCCTGAGGCTGAGCTTGCAGTGCTCGCTCGATGGTGAGTGCGTACTCAGCCTGCTGACGTTGGGTCGCCAGCTCTTGTGTCTTGCGGGTGTAGTCGGCCGTCCGGCTGTAGCCCGAAAGTGCTTCTCGCAGCGGAACGTCGACGTCCTGGCCATCGACCTTGACGGTGACGTAGCGGTTGGCGACGTCGTCATCGAGCTCGAGGTAGGTGCGCTCTGGTTCCTGGGTTGGTGCCTGGTCGGCGGTTCCATCCCATCCGACTCCCCCGTCTTCGACGGGATCGGGTGGTGCTGGCTCCCCCTCTGTGAAGGGGTTGAATTCCGACACGTCGAGTCCTCATTCCTGGTTGCTCTGTGTCGGGCGCCATTGAACCGCTTACGCACCCAGTTGTGCAAGCAGCTCCGGTGGGATCTGCGGCGCGGTGCCCATCGGCATCTGCTCGATCGGCGGTCCCTGGCCGGCCATGTCGGCCGGGCCGGGCATCGCGTCGGGGGCCTGAGGTGGTCCCCCAGGCGGAGCGCCGGGGGGGAGTTGGCCCTGCGCCTGGGGGTCCTGCTGCACCTGCTGCATCTGCTGCTCGGCCGGCCCGTTGAGGATCGTCGAGGTGTCCTTGATGCCGAAGCCGTACTGCAGCACGTAGCGCGCCAAGCCGGCCGGGTTGACCACACCGACCTCCACGAACGGCGCCATCGCGTCGACCAGCTGCAGCGCCGACTGACGGCGGAAGGCCTCGTTGCGCGGCTCGGTCGAGCCACCCTCGACCTCGAAGTCGTAGTCACCCTGCAGGTACTCGGCGTCGTAGTTGACCCACGCCCGCCCGGCCACGGAGGTGATCCGGGCCACCTGCTCGCCGGTCACGAACTGCTGCATCAGCGCCACGATCTTGGCGCCGCAGTCCGAGAGGTAGCTCTCGATCTTGGCCAGCTTGTCGCGACTACGACTGTTGGCGGCGTCCTGAATCATCGCCGCCTCGGTGGCGGTGCGCCGGATCGCCGACTCGGGCTGGCCGCGCATGTAGTCGCTGACGCCCGACACCGTGTTGATGTCGTCCTCGATCAGCTGGGACTGGTTGTAGAAGTCGGGCGGCGTGCCGATGCTCGGCAGCGGGGCGATGAGGCGCGACGGGTCCTGGTCGCCGAGGGCGGGCACCATCGAGTTGTCGACGTCGGACTCGAGGGCGCGCACGCCATCTTCGTCGAAGCCGTCGCGGGCGTAGATCCACTTGCGAGCGAAGCGCTTACGGTGGTTGAGCATCTGGTTGCGCGTCTCGTTGAGCTCGAGCTGCAGGCTCTCGACCGACTCGATCTCGCCCATCGGGTAGAAGTTGTCGGTCACCTCGTAGTTGCGCAGCATCAGGAATGGGTGCCCGCTGCCATAGGGGATCGGCGCCGGCTTGATGAGGTAGTTGTCCGATATCGGCGTGCCCTCGTTCTGGGTGTCGCCGTCGAGGGCGAAGGTCGACACCTCGTTGCGCTTCAAGTCGTAGAACTCGATGATCTCGCAGTAGCTGATCGCGCCCTGGTCGGGGGTGTCGACCGAGGCGCGGCCGTCGTTGTCGCCCTGACCCGAGCTGATGAAGCGCTGCTGCGATGCGATCGCCTGGCGCGCCTTGCGGTCATAGCGGCTGTCGACGCGGGCGTCTTGGATCGGGCGCCAGATGCGCTGCGCGATCCAGCGCATCTCGCGCGGCAGGCGGGCATCGGGGTCGACGAACATATCGAAGATGCTGATGCGCTCGAGGTAGGGGCGATCGGCCACCACCTCGGTGGACTCCGACTCGACGTTGCCGGGCATCGGCACGCGGTCGTCGATGCCCTCGGTGTCGCCGGTCTCGACGGTGTTCTCGGTGCCGAGCTCGCCGGTTTGCTTGACCTCGGGCGGCTTGGTGAAGCGGTAGCCCGCCTTGCACCATCCGTGGCCGGCGAGAATCCAGTCGTCGACGGCGAGGCGGATCTCGTCCTGATAGTGGTGACACCGCCAGAGGTAGTTGAGCACCTCCTCGACGATCACCGCCCCCGGCGCGTTCTCGGGCTTGCGAGCGTTGACCACGAAGCGCGGGTTGTTGATCGCCACCGCCGGGGCGATCACGTTCTTGGTGGCGAACACCAGGTTGACCACGAGGCGGTCGTTCTTGTCGGCGTTGGCGTACTGCTTGCCGCGGTACAGCTCGATCATCCGGTGCCACAGATCGTCGTAGTTGTCGCTGCGCCACTTCTTCGAGCGCTCGATCTCGTCGCGGCAGAACTGCAGCTTGTCGACCAACTTCATTGGCGGCATGTCACCCTCCGAAGGTGCTCACGGGCTCGACGTCGACGCCGAGCACTCGGTCACCGAGCACGTCGGCGCGACGCTCGGAGATGGTCATGTCGTTGAAGCTGGCCCGGCCGTAGGTCCCACCACCGCGGAAGGAGAAGCCGACCGTGCTCACGCGACAGCGGAAGCATTCGTCGCGCCCGGCCTCAGCGGGACGCCCGCACTCGCACGTCATTCGATCGGCACGAAGATCGTGTTCGACCACTTCTGCGCCGCCTGGCCCACACCGTCGGGCACGTTCTTGACGAAGAACTCGGCTTCACCGTTGATGTCAGGAACCACGAAGGTGGCCGTCACCTCGCTGGCGCTCACGCGGGTCGTTGCCAGGTCGTAGATCGCCATCGCGCCGGTCGACACCTTGCACCCCACCGCGAAGTCGCTGCCGGTCAACGTGAACAGCGTGGCCCCCTGGTTCTGGCTCACCGCCGTCGGGTCGATCTCGGTCAGCACCGGCGTCCCGACGACCGGGGCCGTGCCGCCGGGATCGCCGCCACCGCGCTTGATCTTGCGCTGGCGGGAGAAGCGCGGGATGTAG